GGAGAAGCTGACAGCCATGCCTGAATACGGCATCAAGCTTCCCGAAGAGGTGGAGTCTGTTGTCGACGCTGATCACATCAAGACGACAAAGGGACAGACACTGAAGATCCACCGAAAGACCACGATGATTCTGAGCCCCTTCAAGACCATGAAGGGCGAGTATTCTGCGCCTGGACTTCCTAAGCCAGCCGAGACTGCGAAGGGATATGCCGAGCAGATGCAGAGCCCGCACACAGCCGCATATGTTGGAGCTCTTGCGTCGTCTGCGCTTTCGCTGTCGGAGTGCGTCCATTTCCCCCGTGTCTATGGAGTGTATGCGGCTATGGCATCCAGACATGAGGTTGATATTTCGGATGACTACGAGGATCTATGTGATCGCAAGTGGTTTGTGGACAATATCGGCAAGACCTTTGAGCTTCGTCTGCGAGGAGAGAACGGGGAAACCTTTAGCCATACGCGCGGACACCGCGTAGCTGTTCAGATGGGAGAAGATATTGAACTGGACACAGAAGACGTAGTAGTTGACCATGTTCCTGAGCCAACAATTACAGGTACGGTGGAGGAATATGACCTTCCATCAGAGTCTGGTGATTCCGAGGAGTCAGAGTCAGACGACGAAGATGTATTTGATATCGAGTCGTGTAACTGTAGTGAAGGGACTGAGGAGGAGGACTCCACCATGAGCGAGGGCGATGAATCCTTTGCCTGGGCCACCTTTTCCGACGTGCCAGTTGTGACTACAATCATGGAGCAGTGCGCGGGAACGTTTTATGATCTCCTCAAGACATCCGATGACCAGGACAAGCACACTGCGTGGGTTGCGCAGATCGTGTTTGCCCTGGCGTATGCTCAGCGGACATTTGGATTTGTTCACAATGATCTCCACGGCAACAATGTGATGTATGTGCCGACAACCGAAGAGTTTCTGTGGTATCGCCACCATGGAGTCACCTACAAAGTGCCGACCCACGGAGCTCTGATGAAGATCATTGACTTCGATCGTGCTGCGTTCTCTGTAAGGCTGAATGGAATGAAGGATAACCGATTCTTCATGAGCTCGCAGTTCCACCAGGACGAGGAGGCGGCGGGACAATATAACATTGAACCGTTCTATGTGCCTTCCTCTCCGAGAATCCCGTTGTCTGCGTCTTTTGATCTGGCGCGGTTTGCGTCTTCTGTGTTCTGGGATATGTTTCCCGAAGGACCGAAGCAGGAGACGACTCATCCACTGTTTGAGATGTTCAAACACTGGACGACGCTTCCGGATGGGTCGTCGGTGATCTTCCGCAAGAAGGGAGACAACCACGACCGCTACCACGGCTTCGATTTATATAAGGCGATTGCGCGCTACCTGAAGGAGAGCGCAGTTCCTCGAAAGGAGATTTCAAAGTTCGGTCAGTTTGTTGCTGTTGCGCCTGTTGGAACAAGTGTGCTGGTCATTGCGGACTAAACACCTTACATACCCATCGTCCTGGCGACCATCTTGTGCGTCAGCGCCCACACAAGGCCAAAGACAACCGCGTGGGTCAGCGCAACCGTCGTGCGCGAGCCACCCGGGGGCAGAGAAAGGAGAACACCCGGCGTCAGAACAAAGAACAGAACGGCGGCATACAGAGCAATGTACATTTTTATTAACTCTTGAGAAAGTTTCTAGAACGATGGCTTGCCGGTGAACATATCCTGAACCGCAGTCATTACAGGCTCTGCAGCCTCCGCTCCACCGAGCGCGTAGACTACACCGCCGGCAAGAAGGCCAGCGCCGCCTCCTACCTTCGCCGCGTCCATTACCTCAATCGGCTCTTCCTTCGAGCGACGATCCATGACATATAAGATAACAGCCACGACTACAACTGCGCCCACGATCATTCCATATGTGTAAAACTCGCTCATGTTTGTTTCGGACTCCATTTTTTTATCATGGCAGGCAAACGAACTTAAAGATTGAGCGCCACCGTCTCCTTCGGCTCGAGCTTCACCGACTCATCATCCTCTGTGTCAAAGTCATCATCGCCAAGCGTGACCTCATCTCCAAGGGCGATCGGCGGTGGCTCATCGTCATCCTCCTCCGACTCCTCTCCACCATCAAACTGAACAGCCTTCGGCGGCTCGGGCGGGACTTCTACGAGAGCTGGGGCAGGTGCGGCCGGAGCAGGCGGAGGGGCAGGGGCAGCCGCCTCCTCGGGGGCAGCCGATCCACCTCCACTCTGAAAGTAAGCCTTGCTGATATCCTTCCAGGGGATGAAGCTATCAATGACCTCATTCATCGCTCCACCGATCATCATCTCGATGTCACGACGATTGCGCGCCTGCTGCTCCGAGGTGACACCAACAGTCTTGAACAGATAAGCATAACTCCACGACTGGCGAGCTGCCTGCTTGTACAGCTGGTGAATGAACGTCTCGACAGACGGACGCTTAAAGTCAATGTCCACATGCGTCTTCTCCGCCTGCTGGAGAGTAGCAAATGCGCGGATATAGCTGACGAATACACCCAGCAGAAGATCCTCGAGATACTCGCACTTCGACGCGACTTCAATGCGCTTGACCTCCTTTGTTAGGGTCTCGGGACTCCACTTGGGAATCTGTGTCAGCAGGTTCTGAAATGTCTTCAGGATCTGATCAGCCTGCCCATTGCGATCACACGCAGCCTTTCCGCTGTCGTAGATGCTCCAAAGACCATCAGCTACGTGCGGAACGAGGACACGGGACAGGTTCTCACGAAGAGTCTGCTTGACAAAGTCGGTTGTCATTTGTTTACATGCGAGTCAATGAGTTTCATTAAACCGACGCAGATGCCGAAGTTCGTCCTCGTTCTCATGATTCGCAATGAGGAGAAGATCCTGTTGCGCTGTCTGAGTGCTGTGAAGGATCTGGTTGCTGCATACTGTATTTGTGACACTGGGTCAACCGACACCTCTTGCGAGATTGCAGCCGAGTTTCTGAAGGAACAGGATGGCTGCTTGACAACCGAGCCTTGGCGTGATTTTGGTTACAACCGCACAGTCAGCTTCAAGAATGCGCAGACGTATCTGAAGAAGACAGGTTGGGATCTGAAGGACACGTACGGACTGCTGCTCGACGCAGACATGATGTTTGTCCCGCTGAATCTTGCGAAGGAGACGCTTGGCGCAGAGGGGTATACGATTGTCCAGACGGCTGGTGGGCTCGAGTATCCGAACTGCCGCCTTGTGCGCATGGATTACGATTGGACATGTAGAGGCGTTACCCATGAGTATTGGGATGGTCCTACATCTCACCTACCGAAGTCAGTGTGCTACATTGATGATCGTAATGACGGTGGTTGCAAGTCGGATAAATTTGAACGAGATGTTCGGCTGCTCGAAAAGGGACTGATCGATGAGCCGACAAATGGGCGGTATATGTTCTATTTGGCTCAAACCTACAATGGAGTTGGAAGGCTGAAGGAGTGTATTGCCATGTATAAAAAGCGAATTGCTGTCGGTGGCTGGGATGAGGAGATCTGGTATAGCCACTACATGATCGGCAAGTCGTGGCTTTCTTTGAAGAACATTCCGAAGTTTGAGCAGTGGATGTTGAAGGCACATGCTCTGCGTCCTCAGCGCGCAGAACCGATCTATGCGTTAGCGAAATATTTCCGAGAGAATTCAGAGCACTACAAGGCATACCACTACACTCAAGTTGGCTTGCGTATTTCTCCTACGCAGGATGCTCTGTTTGTGGAGACACCGGTGTATAATGGTCTCTTTGAGTATGAGGCGACCATCTTGCTATATTACATTGGAAAGCAGCGTGAGGGACTGGAGACATCTGTACGATATCTGTTGAAGGATCGTGAGCACCGCGGAAATGTTTACAACAACACGCCGTTCTACATTGAACCATTGACATTCACCTCCAAGTCTCATCCGATTGATCGTGGTGTATTCGGAGAGGACTTTCATCCTACATCCGTCTCCATGTTTGTCCAGAACGGAGTTGTGAAGCACAATGTTCGGTTTGTGAATTACTCCATCAACCCGCAGACTGGAAGCTACCTGATGAAGGAGAATGGACGTGTAGCCGAGAATCTCAAGGTACGTACGGAGAATGTAGTGTATACTCCATCCACTGGAGAGATTGTCAAGATGTCGGATAGTTCAGTGTCTTTGACTCGGAGGTCGGATGCCCATATTGTTGGTCTGGAGGATGTGCGGGTCTATACGAATACGGCTGGAGTTCTCTGTTGTACAGCTACCTCCTGGGAGTATACCAATCGGATTCGGATTTTCCAGTCTGAGTATGACCCCGTTCGAGGTCTTTACTTCAACTGTCGTATGCTAAACTCTCCCAAGAACCAGGAGTGTGAGAAGAACTGGTTGGCAATCAATGGAACGGATGATATCATCTACACCTGGAATCCTCTCCGTGTTGGAAAGCTGAACGGGACAGACCTTACCATTCATACTGAGCACAAGACACCATGGTATTTCGAGCACTTTCGCGGTTCAGCTGTTGCTTTCAAGCCTCCCCAGTATCCGGGCGAAACGTGGGCGCTTGTACACACCGTCGAGTATACGCAGCCTCGCAAGTATTTCCATCTGTTTGTGCGGCTTGATTCGAACTACAAGCCAAAAATGATTAGTTGTCCGTTCGTGTTCCGCGGAAAGACAATCGAATATTGTATTGGCTGTATGCCCGATCCGGCGTTCACTACGCTAACTTGTATCTTCTCCACTATGGATGACAATCCGCGAATCATGGAGATTCCGGTCAATAGCATCGATTGGATTCAGGTGTAAAGCTGACGCCAAGACTCATTCGTGACCGCAGCGGTGTCCTTCAGAATGTGACGCACAGTGTCGACATCCAGCGTACACGGCAGCGTGATCTTCTTGTAGAACACATAGTCCTTCGCAGTCTTCTCGTCTGCGATGCGCAGCAGATTGATGCGAGTCACCAGCGACTCCACAGACCGAATCAGCGTGCGCACACCCTCCTCATCCTTGCTGAACTCGGAAATCAGAAACCGCACCGCGTCATCTGTCAGCGTCAACTGGCCTGTCAGCTGAATGCGCTCAAGTACCTGAGGCCAGACATACTGGGTTAGAATGCTCTTCTTGTCCTCCGCATTGTAACCCGAACAGTGGATCACCTGCATGCGATCCTTCAGAATCGGGTGAACCTTCGTTTCGTCGTTGAAGGAGAACACAAACAGACACTGACTGAGATCGAAATCAACGCCTGCGAAATACCTGTCGTGGAACTGGCTGTTCTGCGAGCGGTCTGTCAAGTGGATCAGCATGCTCACAATCTCATCGCCATGAGAGGTCGTCGAGATCTTGTCCACCTCGTCGAAGTACAGCACCGGGTTCATACAGCGAGCATTCATCAGCGAATCTGCGATACGACCACACATAGACCCTTCGTAGGTGAACGAGTGACCGACAAAGTTGGCGGAGTCCGACGCACCTCCCAGCGAGAAGAACTCAAAGGGGCGCTGGAGCACCTTCGCAACACCATGCTTGGCAAACGAGGTCTTGCCTACTCCCATCGGTCCTTTGAGAGCAATCACATTTCCAGCTGAACCCGGATTGGAGATCCACTGGGCAAGCGTCTGCATAATCTGCGTCTTAGCCGTGGGCATGCCGTAGACTGCCTTATCAAGGAGCTCACGCGTGCTAGACAGGAACTTCGCACAGGGTTCTACGCCATCGGTCAGTCGAACGGGAAGCGGCACATACTTTCCAAACGGGATACGGAGGAAGGACTCAACCCAGGTCCGCAGCTTGTATCCCTCCGATCCGTCCATCTCATTCAGAATATCAATCTTCTTGATTACCGTAGCCTTGAGGGGGTCAGGGATTGCCATCTCCAGAACACGGAACTTGAAGGGCACATCACCCTCCTCGATCAAGGTCGACAGCCTCTTCATGTGCTCATTGAGGCGGCGGCGCTTGGACTTGGGCAGATCCTCGAAATACCCTTCCTCATCGGAGTTGAGCTCGATGGCAGCTGTCTCCTTCTCCTCTCGGCGCGTCTGCCGGCGGCTTCCCCCACCACCGTACTTCTTCTCAAGGTTCTTGATGAAGTCATCATACTCGGACTCAGACTCAGACTCCTCTTCATCTTCTGACTCGCCCACATGAATCTGTGCCTTCCCATTGGCAACGGTGTGGATGTGAAGACGTACACTCACCTTGGATCCCTTGGGTAGACGAATAACAGGCTCCTCCTCTTCCTCGGATTCCTCTTGGTCTTCCTCCTCGGATTCGTCCTCCTCTTCCTCCACATCGGGCTCGTAGTCCTCATCCTCTGAGGATGTGTCGGAGTCCGGCTCGGGCTTTAAGGTCTCATCCTTGACCCACGTCGCCCGAGACTTAAGAGAACGAAGATTATACTTGGGAGGCATCTTGCTGCCTCTCGAGGAAAAAAACAAAGGGGCATCCGTTTTTTGATCCTGTATAACAATGAGTGAGCTCGAGAGCATCAAAAAGATCGCTGATTCCCAGGCTGAAATGCTCGAGGAGCGGGGAGCTAAAGACCCGTCAGTGACAAAAAGCACAAAAATTGTCGAGGATTTCCTGAAGACACATCGGGTGCTTTGTTACGGAGGTACGGCGATCAACAATCTGCTTCCGGAGAAGGATCGTTTCTACGGACCCACGGAAACTCCTGATTACGATTTCTTCACAGAGACGCCGCAAGAGCACGGCATGTATCTGTCGGATAAGATGTCCGCCGCAGGGATTGAGAGCATCGAGATGAAGCCTGGTGTCCATCTGGGAACATACAAGGTCTTTGCTGATTATCATGGCATGGCTGATCTGACCTTTCTTGCGCCCGAGATTTTCAATCATCTGTGGAAGGAGCGCATCACCCGCAATGGAATTAACTATGTACATCCCAACTTCCTTCGTATGTCGATGTATCTGGAATTGTCTCGACCGGAGGGCGATGTATCCAGATGGGAGAAGGTATATACACGCTTAACTCTACTCAACAAGCACTATCCTCTTAAGTGCACTCGCCATGGAAAAGCACCCGAGGATCTATCTCCGGAGCATAAGAAAGAGGCGTTGTCGATCCTGAAGAATCACCCAGTTGTCCTGCTTGGGTTCACCGCGGTGTCTCGACACGAGAAGAAGGCTCATTGGTATACTCCTGTTTCTATGCTGGCAGACAAGGAGGAGATTGCCAAGATTACGAAGGGCAAGAAGACAGTAGAACACGAAGCTACCGAGTTGTTGCCTCATCGCACGGATGTGCTTGACGAGGAAGGTGAGGCTGTTTTCCAGTTCTACGAAACACAAGCCTGTCACAGCTACCACACGACCGGCGACGGCTTGAAGGTTGCGAGTATTCCCACAACACTGACGTTCTTTTTGGCTCTCGCATACTCGGGAGAGGCTACCGATGAAACATCTCGGTTACTGTGTGTAGCCCAGCGATTAATGGAATTGGCAGCCGATAAGCCGGCGCGCATGTTCTCTCTATTGACCCCGACAACATGTCTGGGTCAGCAGAAGGAGTTGATTGATATGCGCCGCGAGCGGGTTGGATTATATACGAAGATGAAGAAGGACAAGACATCTCCAGATTTTGTCCAGTATTTCTTTACCTACAGTCCGACAGGAACCAAGACAGAACGTAAGAAAATACGCGATCTACTGAAGAAGACCAGGAAGGAGCGTCTAAGCGGGAAGGTATAAAGGCACCGGGATCGTAGTATTCGACAGACCAGCGCCACCGGGCGGGAGAAAGTTAATCGCATTACCCTGAACAGCCGCACATTCGCGGAGACCCTGCTGTACTTGGAACAGGAAGCTATACTCGTTTGTCGTTCCTTTCGAACGATACGCATTCACACCAACATACCTAGAGTTTGATAACGTATTTGTTATGTACATTAACCGCAGCTTCGTCTGTGTGAGCACATCCGATGCGTCGCGAAGGCGCATACCCTGTGGACCTGTCAGCGTTGCGGCGTTTTGTCCTCCAGAACTCATTGTATACCTGTGATATTTTATCGACCCGTATACCAGGTGATATCAAAGTATTGTCCAGATGCGGGCGCCTGAACCAACGATGTAGGCGGAGCAGCGGCAGCATGCTCACTGACCTCCGATGGAGATAGCGCGCGAGCGTAATATGTCAGTCCACCGACCTGTCCGTCGAATCCAGTGCTGTCAGAGCCAATCTGTGTGGACGACTCTTCCTGTTTTGGCAGCTGTGTCAGGGTGTAGTGCTGTCTTAGTATTCCGTTGATATACACATCAACTGTATACTGCGTGACTACAATAGCAATATGTATCCACTTCTGCGCGGGAAGATTGGCAATCATAACTGACTCGACTGTTCCATATGTATTCACAAGTACCAGAATAGAATTCGATGTCGAGTCTAGGTATACACCCGGACAATCGCCACGAGTGAAGACAAGGCGCTTCTTTCCATATCCATATGTGTAATCATTCACAACAAACCAGCCATCAAAACTAAAGGTTGCACCCTCAGCCTGGTTTACCGAGCGGGGAAGCTCAGCCTTCGAATAATAAGGAACTTTTCCAGTTACAGTTGCTTGTTGAATAGCGACTGTATTTGGATCATTGGGCTTTGTTGTCATCCACGCATATCCCAGTATCAGCGCCAACCCTCCCATTGCTCCATACGCTACGGCCTGCATTACTCATTGCCTAGAAACAAACCCCCTCGATCCTAGACGCATACCAACTCGGCGTTGAGGCTGTGAACGAAGTAGAATACTTGCAATCCACTCCTGAAGGGTATGTTTCTTTTGCGACTCGATAAACTCGCCAGTGATTGGGCGATCACCTAGATTATACAAATAGTGAATACGTCGAGGATCAGATCTCAACTCCGTTTTTAAAAGACCTGTCTTCGCAAGATCAACCGTCCATTTTAGGTCTTCTCCCCGCACAGCATCTTCAAATGTTACCATACGAGCAATCTCAGCAAGCATTGGATTAATATGGTTGGGTAGGCGAATAAACACACCGTTCACATACATCTTGGTATGCGGCTGAGTTTCAAGGCTGTTTGTGAACGTATATTCATGCATCTTTCCACGAATGCGCATGACGTCTTTCTTCTCTGTAAAACATGTTAAAAAGTCTTCGAAGTACTCATTCGTTACCGCGTCGTCATCATCAATAAACGCAACATACTTTCCTTTTGCTCGCTCGAGAAGCCGACGGCGTTTGAGTCCAACGCTCATTTGCCCCGAATCACGTTCTTCCAGTATCTCCAGGCGGAGTCCGGGGCAGATACGGGCAAACTTCTCACGAAGATCCGCAGTTAATGTATCAAACAGAGTTCGTCGTTGTTCCAGCGTGGCAATGAGAATAGAGAAATCGAAGTCGTGCTTCTTCCGTTCAATATACGCTCTAAAATCATCCGCCCAAAAGCGTTGATTTTGGTGGTACAACGCATCTGCTGGCTGTTTTGTCCAGAATGGGTGTTTATGACGAATGATACACTGAGAGATATACTTTGTCTTTGGAAGGAGATCAGATTTACATCTATCTGTTAACTCTGTATCACAGTAGAAACTCTTATACGCCGGCTCATATATATGTCCAAATCGTTCATACATCGTGCGCCCATAGATGGACAGTGTATTCAGGTGATACTCTTGATGTCCATCGTTGAACCATAACACACAGTCACGATCGGGAGGCATTTGTTGACGGATAATCTCATCGTATCCAGGCACTTCAGGAATCATATCATCGGATACAAGAACTACGATATCCCATGGATATTCAACATTTTCAATATCCGCATTACAGGCTTCGATCTTGGTCTTGCTGCCTCCAAAGTACAAAGCGGACCATTCAAATTTGGAAACTAATCCAAGAAGCTGCTGCTGGACTGCCGGCGGAGTCATCGTCGTGTCGTCCACATCACATGAAATCGCAATTCCAATTTGATCTGGGCGGCGTGCGAGATCAACATATTTTTTGAGCGTAGTCATCACTTGAACAGGTCTTCCTCGTGTGGGACACTTTAGAAGGATACGCATTAATTAACGGGAAGAACCAAAAAACCCGGAGACATCCGAACTCGATAAACCGGTTACATCTTTTCCAGCACTGTCCTTGACTCCAAACACGAAGGTGTAGCCAAAGAGGTCGAGATTTGATAAGCTAGACGAAGATGAAGACGATACCGTTCCAGAACAAGAAGAACCGGCCGCATAGAATGCTGAAGCGATCGCCGGGGTCACAGCACTGGGAAGAGACTGAACATTACAGACCGACCCAGAGAATCCGCCATTTGCGCCGATCGTAATATTTCCATTCACTGGCTTGGGAACGCCGGCCAGCGTTACAGACTTCACTAGCATTCCATTGAGGTACACGTCAAGATTACGCTGGAAGATCGTTACAGACACCGAGAACCACGACTGCAAGGGCACGTTCTCGATTGTAATGGTCTGAATTTCGCCAGATCCAGTATTGCTTGTCTCCGTGTTCGAACCAGAGGAGAACACACTTACGTCAATGTCAAGGGCATTGTCAGTTGGGTGAAGACTGATACCCGGTCCAACAATATTAGGGTTTGTCGGATCTGTACGATCAATTACGTGCTTCTTTGTTCCAAACTTGTAATCCCAGTCCTTGATATACATCCAAAACTGAAGACCATTGTCTGAACCTCCCGACGGTATACTGGAAGCCGGAATCACCGTACCCGACTTGCCATCAACTTCAGTGGGTGCTTGAACAGCCGCATTCGTGATACCTCCGGCAACCGCAGATGATCTCATGAAATAAATAATGATGAAAAAGAGACCAATTACCGCGATCGCACCAACAATAGGTAGAAAACTAGATGATCTCGGAGCGTAGGTGTCGTATGTATCGTACATGGAGTCCCGACCATAGTAACTTGCCATATTTATGCTTTACAAGGGAAAGGTATTCAAGTACTAATGGAAAAACGAACCACACCACCACAACGAACAGCACTACCAATGTTCTGCAATAACTGCGGAGGAAAAGGTCATATGTTTAAGTTCTGTGAAGATCCGGTTTTGTCGTGTGGACTGGCATTGGTGGATGCCAAGTCCCTTCCCACTGATCCAGCAACAGCAAAGATCCTGATGATCCGTCGAAAGGACAGCATGAGTTTCGCAGAGTTCATGCGGGGGAAGTATAACCCGGGCAACACCGAGTATATTTCCCTTCTCTTCGAGAACATGACGCTTCAGGAACAGACCATGATTGTCTGTGAGCCGTTTGACTCGATCTGGCGACAGCTGTGGGGAGATGACCATACGTCACCCGAGTATTTGATGTCCAAGGAGAAGTTTGGACAGGTGGATCGTCAGGCAATCATGCGGACGCATCTGTCTGTGTATAAGGAGCCCGAGTGGGGCTTTCCAAAGGGCAGGCGTGTTCGGTGTGAATCAGATATTGAGTGCGCTGTTCGCGAGTTCAACGAGGAAACCAACATTCCCCGCGAAGCCTATACGATCGTGAACAACATCATGCTCGAGGAAACGTTCATGGGGTTGAATGGAATTGCCTACCGCCACGTATACTTCGTAGCGTTGCTAACGTCTCCAGAGCTAGTGAATCTGAATCAGAAGATGACCTACATGCAGCGCCGAGAGATCTCGGGCATTGGGTGGAAGTCATTTGAAGAGTGTCGTGGATATATTCGCCCACACCACGTCCAGCGAGAGGTTATGGTCGAGAGGCTGGAGAACATCGTCAAGACGTATGAGAGTAATTAACGATGACGGCGGGTCTTGCGAGACTTGCGAGACTTGCGAGACTTCTTCTTGGTGCGGCGTCGCCGTCCGGCCTTCGAAGCCGGTAAAATCTTCTCTTGTGCCTTGCGCACACGCGCCGCATACGCCTCGTCCGCCGCCTTCTTGTCCTTGGCCGCCTCCGCCAGCCGCGCCGCCTCAGCCGCCGCCTTCCGTTCCGCCGCCGCCGCCGCCTCTGCCGCCGTGCTCGTGTCGCTCATTTATACGAATCCCCGATATTAATCCGGACACGCAGTGATCCCAAGCATTGTTAAGACAGCCGTCTGTGTTCCAAAGGCATAGTGGAGAAGTTCACCAATGATTACCCAAAACAAGAAATGAAGAAGGACATTACCCCCAAACTCCCATGATGTGTAGACTGCGAGAAGGATCGTCAACGAGGTGTCGGCAACAGCTATGCCCATGAACCGATAGGAATGTGCGCCTGTGCCCGGTGCGCCAAAGATATTCGCATACGGACAGCTGCTCATTATATCTACGCAAATCTAAAACGAGCCAAGTAGACCGTCATGCAGTATGCCACCACACTCAACACAAACACCCACCACCACACAGGGAATACGGTCGCTTCCTTATCCTCGACTCCGAAGGGGCGAATTCTGCCCTCACGCCCGAACGCTACGGACGGCTTGAGATACAGAAAGGCTGCCATCAAAAACAGATAGATGGACACCATCCAGATGCGGTGATTTTTCCTGGTCAGCGGCTCCATTATCAAATACCAGGTAAAAACAATGTCCTTCGTGCTTCCGAACCGGAAAGCGTTCGCGGACTACATTACTCGCATCTTTCTGAAATACCGCAAGGAAGACCGCGATCCTCTGGATGCCGAAGACAAAGACGCTGACTTATGCCTGAAGCAGTCGAATGCTCGAGAGATGTTTCCCTATCAGAAGCTGATCCGGGATTACCTGATGATCGAAACGCCGTATCGGGGTATTTTGTTATACCACGGCTTGGGATCAGGCAAGACATGTACGTCTATCGCAGTGGCTGAGTCTCTGATGAGCTACAAGAAAGTGTGGGTGCTGACTCCTGCGTCTCTTCAGCAGAACTACCGGTCTGAACTGCGCAAGTGTGGTGATCCTATCTACTCCTTTGAGCAGCACTGGCGGGAGAAGGGATTGAATGACCAGTCGCGAGCGGAAGCCAAGGCGCTGAACATCTCCGACGGATTCCTGGATCGTAACGGCAAGTTTTTTGTGACCATCGCAGGGGAGAACCCGAACTACAAGGATCTGCCCAAGACCGCTCAGGATATTATCAAAGCCCAGATCGAGGATATCATTGGGCAGCGCTTCAATTTTATCAACTACAACGGACTGAGCTCCAAGAACATTGATAAGTTTGTGCCCGCTCCGGATGCCGAAGGTCGCTTTGCGGCAAATCCCTTCAACAATTGCGTGGTCATCATCGATGAAGTCCACAATCTGATCTCGCGTATCGTGAACTCCTCGGAGATTGCTCGGCGGTTATACGATGCTGTCTACAAGGCTACGGATTGTAAGATCGTTGGTCTGTCCGGCACACCAGTGATCAACCGCCCCAACGAGATCGCCTATCTGATGAACCTTCTGCGTGGTCCGATTGAGCGCATCACCATTCCCTTTGTGAAGGCAGCGTCATGGGACGAGGAGAAGATGAAGACTGCGTTCAAGGCGCTACCGGACGTGGATACCATCGAGTTCAACGCAGTCAAGAAGTATGTGATGGTGACACGTAATCCTCCTCACTTCCGATCAGTGTATAACGAAGCCGGTGATCGTATTGCCGTCCAGTATAAGAAGGACATTCCGTTTGTGCCGCTAGCCGCTGACTGGGTCAAGACATTCGACAAGAAGATTGCGGGGGAGATCGGTTCAGAAGTAGATGTAGAGCGCGTATCTACGGAGAATCTGGAGTGTCTGCCCACCAAGTTTGAGGAGTTTGCCAACATGTTTCTGGATGGACTGAACATCAAGAATGCCTTGCTGTTCGGAAAGCGTATTCAAGGGTTGGTGTCCTATTTCAAAGGCGCAGATGAGCGCTTGATTCCGAAACGCGTGGAGGACGACAAGATGCTGGAGAAGGTGGTCATGAGCCCGGAGCAGTTTGTGCAGTATCTCGATGTCCGGTTTGCCGAGATCAAGCAGGATGCGAAGAAGGCTCTGAGCATGAACGACGACGGCGGATCCTACCGCGTGATTTCCCGCTTAGCCTGTAACTTTGCTGTGCCTCCTGAACTGAAGCTGTTGACCAAGAAGGTCGACAAGGAATATAACGACATTGTGAAGGAAACCGATGTGCCTGACAAGCCTGAGATTCTGGCAGCTTTGAAAGCCAACCCTAAGAAGTATCTGAGCGCAGAAGCCTTGGAGAAGTATAGCCCCAAACTGCTGAAGATGTTGGCAAATATCGAAGAGACTCGCAAGATGGGCGGAGAGGACTGGGCAAATCAGTTCGTCTATTCGCAGTATCGTCAGCTTGAAGGTCTGGGCGTGTTTGCTGCGATTCTGGATGCGAATGGCTGGCAGCCGTATAAGATCACCAACAAGAATGGTCAGTGGGTTGAAGATGAGATGTCTGACAAGCCTGCGTATGCCTTCTTCTCCGGCGAAGAGAAGGAAGATCAGCGCGAACTGATGCGCCAGATTCTGAACAAGCGCTACGAGAACAGCTTTCCGGCTAGTCTGAAGACGAGCATTGAACAGCGTGGAAAGAAGCTGCTGTGTTTGCTGATGGCAACCTCCTCCGGCGCAGAAGGTATTACGTTAGCCAATGTTCGTCATGTCCACATCATGGAGCCGCACTGGACTCCGGCTCGCCACGATCAGGTCATTGGACGTGCGATTCGTATCTGTTCTCACGCCACACTGCCCATGGCTGAGCGCACTGTGCGGATTAGCTTTTACATTTCCGTGATCTCGCCAGCACAGTCCAAGGGTGTCGAAGGACCGAACGTGGTGGCTGTCCGCAAATCCGACGTGGAGCTGAAGCGATATGAAGGTGAACCAGCAGTGGAAACATTTATGTCCACAGATGAATACCTGTATGAGAAGGTGTATGAAAAGGACAAGGTCAATCAACGGATCTCCGTGTTGCTGAAGCAAGCTGCGGTGGATTGCGAAGTCCATCGTAAGCTCCACTCGCGTGAGAAGCCGCAGATCTCGTGTATGCGGTTCGATACCACAGCCACCGGTGAAGACTTAGCATTCAAGCCCTCCATCAAGACCGATGATCTCGATGAAACGTATCTGCGGAACATGACCCGCAAGAAGCGGCGGTTACAGAAACTGAAGATCAAGGACATCGTCTACTTTATGGATCCCGACTCGAAGGAGATTTTTGATGGTCAAGCCTTCGAGGACAACAATCGGTTACTGCGCATCGGCACGAAGATCTCCGAAACGCAGATTAAATATTGGCTGGGGTAGTAATAAATGGCTAGTCAAAAGGCAGTATTTACACCGCCAAACACTGAAAAAAAGTTAAAAGTGAATGTCGAACAGCGCCCTGACGGGGTTAGGATTTTTTTTGATCAAGGGGATACGATAGAGGATGCTGATATTCCCCACGAAAAAGCAATTGAGTTCGAGGATCAACGGGAATATTTATTATATAGTAATGATGAATATGAAAAACTCAAAACAGATGGTAAACTTATTGTAACGCCCCCGGAGTCTGGCGGTCGTCGCAAGTCCCGCCGCGTTAAGAAGCGCCGCGCAACTCGGAGAGCCAAGAAGCGCACACGTCGGTCCAGGTCTTGAACTTCATGTCAGCAATTGCCGCGCGCATCTTGATGTAGTTTGCCAAGGTCGTGTCCATCGCGTCCGCAACGTCAGAGGGATCAAATGACGGCGCGCTCAGTCCAAGCGGCATGCCCGCAGCCTGGTAAACAAGCGGACCGGGGCGGATATACGTTGCCACGCTGGTGGGCAGAAAGGAACGATACGAGCCTACATCCGTCACAATCTGCGGAGCGCCCGTATACAGGTGCTCGAGCTGACACAGACCGAAGCCCTCGCCATCCGATGTGTTGATACCGATATCGCACATATTGTAGATCTGATTGATGCCCTCATCATTCAGCGTATTCGGAGGGGCTGTATCCACAATTGCCATCCGCTTGCCATAGATATTCAGATCGAGCCCAGCGCGGGTAAGCTGATCGTGGAAGATCCGCTGAATGTCGTAATGCGCACCCTTCTGCGGGTCAACAGCCGTCACCATGAGAAGCCAGAGCGGCTTGTCCTGATGCCGCTTCAGAAGCTCCACAAATCCCATGATGGTCAGATCTTGACGCTTCCGCTGGCTGTTTCGGTTCGCATTCAGGAACACAATCGCCTCAGGAGGAAGACCCACATTCTTGCGGAGAGCCGACCGAGCCGCAATTGGAAGGTTGGAGAAGATGGTCGAGTCCACTGCGTGCTCCATCACAAGCGGAGCTGCTCCACCATACTCTGCGAACGTCTTGGCCCAGGAATCGGTGAAGCAAAACACCTTGTCCGCTGCCTTATTCAGCTCATCCATCAGAGGCTGAGCAATTCCAGTGTAGACCTGATCCACATACAGCCACAGCTTGTAAGGAGTCTCGCCCTTCACATACTTCATGGAGTTGATGAACCTCGCAATGATCATCGGATCGTTGTAGATCATGACCACGTCCGGTCCGACCATCTCCAGATACTCGTGGATCTTGTTAAATCCAAACCCCTCCTCCTTCGGATCTTCGTTTGCGGCTGCGTCATACGCAACAATACCTCCAGGTGTCTTGCGGATATTCTTACGCTCAGGGTGGCGCTGAAATCCAAAGTGAAACGTCTTGACCTTGGGTGCAAGCGTGGCAGCCTGAGTCAATAGGTTGGAAACGACCTTCGAGTATCCAGTCGTCTGATCAACGTGAGTGCTAACGAGAACAAACCGCATTGTGTGTATTCTCTCGGATCTGTATAAATAGGATGCAGGTCAACTCCGCTCAGGATTATCTGACTGCGCAAAAGCGTCGTATTGTCGCTGCGACTTTTGCACTTGATCCTCCCCCAGCTCACCGCAAGTATAACTATGTCTATGTCTCCATGCTCGCCAACAAGGCGACGCAGTATGATAAGGTAGCCTATCCTCAGACACTCAGTCTCGCTACGGGGTCTGTTCCAGGTGGAGTGCATACTGCGACCGGTCTGCCTATTGCACAGCCGAGTCAGAGCAATCGCCCGGTGGTGAATTCATGTGTGACCTGTCCAGTGGCTGCTGTAAATAACGCCCTCCCCGGATCTCTCATCTAAAGAATCAATGTGCGTAAATACAAATGCCTGGCGCTCTCATGCAGTTAGCCCAGGTGGGGGCACAGAACACACTGGTCAATGGAAATCCTTCC